AATTTGTGGTGGTACGGTACCGCTAGGTACGGTCCGTAATTTTGGTTACCCCCCCATTGTTGTGCATCTTGTGCATACGTGCACACATCATTAAACAAATATGTCGAAACCTCGATCACTTTGTTTCACATTAAACAACTACACACCAGACGAACTTAAACACATTATTGACAATGCAAACTTCGGACATTTTAAGTACATTGTTGCCCAAGAAGAGCGCGGCGCTGCTGGCACGCCTCACATCCAGGGATATGCACAGCGGGCCTCACCTACCACACTCACCATGTGGAAGTCTCTCCTCGGTTCCCGAATTCATGGAGAGGCAAGTAAAGGGACTCCTCAACAGAATCGGGTCTACTGTACCAAAGATTCCGATCGAATCCCAGGTACGCTCATCATCGAAGAGGGAGAGATCCCCCAGCCCGGAGAGCGGAAGGACTTGCGAGCACTTGTCGAAGCAGCCAAGAACCCCGATCAGTCCATTGTCGACATCATCGAAGGACACGGAGAACAGTTTATTCGTTATCACAGGGGAATCACAGCCATTCGAACTGCATATGCCGCGCCCCGTGATTTCAAGACCCGCATCTACTGGTTTTATGGATCAACCGGATCCGGAAAGACCCGTACCATTGCTCAAGTTGCCCCAGGCGCCTACTGGAAACAGAACTCACCTTGGTGGTGCGGCTACGACCCACAATCGCATCCCGATGTTGTCATTGACGAATTCCGTGGAGACTTCTCCAAGTTCTCCTTTCTTTTATCCTTGTTTGACCGCTACCCATTACAGGTCCAATATAAGGGAGGCAATTGCAACTTTAGAGCGCGCCGAATCTTCGTCTCTTCCCCAAATCCTCCGCTCTCGACGTGGGAGTCTCGCAATGAGGGAGATCTTCATCAACTCTATCGAAGGATTGAAGTTATTATTGAATTCCTTGCTGGAGGATTCAAGCGACTTATCAAAGGTGAACAATCCGACTTCGACCTCATTGATGTTGTTCCACCATTTGTCTCAGGTTCTTCAGTTGCCACCGCCGAGAACGCCGCCACCCCCGAAGAACCGGTCCCTTCGTCCCCTCCTCGACAACGAGCTAGAGTAGATACTTTTAACATTTGATCATAAATTTAATATAATAAAACTACGTTAAAATTTTAAATGGTAAAAAGAAGTAGAAGAGCTAGACGTAGCCTTAGAACGTCAACTAGGAAACGTGCCAGTCGTAGACGTGGATCAGCTGTTGGCGCTGAGGGTGCTGTTCTTGCAGAGTACATAGTCAAAGCTGGCGTTGGTGCTCTTGCTGCCGGTCAGTCTGCTGCCGCCGATCCTAATTCACCATACAAAAATACAGGTTATTTGCGTGGTTCACGAAGGGGTTTTAAAAAGACTAAGCGTAAGTCTTTTGGTAAAATGAGACCTGCTGTCAGTCCTACCACTATTAGAAAGTCAGCTGGTTTAGTTATTGGTAAATCTAAGAAATTATCAGTTACTGAAAAGTTTGCTAAGATGGCTAAACCACCCGTTCAGTTTAATAGTAAATGGGCTTTTCAAATGGATTGCGATTCTGCTAGAGTATCTGCAATAGAAATACCTATTTTAACTCAGCCGTTATTGGCGCCTATTCAGGCTCAGTTGTTTACTAACATGGTTACTGATAATACAGCTGATCCTACTATGGTAGCCCAGGCTAATACTGCTTCTGGCCAGTATTCATTGATGATTGAAAATTATAAATCTAAGATTTCTTGCTACAATTCATCTACAAACACTTTACGCGCTAGGGTTGTGTGGTATAAACCCGCTCGTGATTTAGATGGAGAATATAAAAATCTCGGGCCTAATACAAATTCTCCAATTAATCAGTTAATGATAGCTTCGACCCAAGCACAACCTATATTTACAACAACAGGTTTAGCTGTTGGTGAAGGTCTTATCTTTGATAATCTTACTGTTGGCTCGAACTTTCAAGCAAATTATGCCCATGGCGGTCAGACAGTGACTGGAATTAATACTACAGGTCCTATGTCTGGCAATGTAGTTGCTTTGTTAGATCCTTCTCTTGTTCCTGGTTCTCCTCAAGTTAGATCCCAGTTTAGAAATGCTTGGCAAACTCTTAAAACTGAGGAATTTGTATTAGAACCAGGAGGACAGTTTAATACATCTCTTACCATGAAAAATCGTGTCGTTAGCAGTTTGTTTGACGATACTGATTATACATATAAAAGGAAATGTACTGTCTTTGGCGTTGTTTACGTCTTGGGTCAAATGGTATTTAATGACGTTGCTAACAACGTTACCGTTTCTACTGGTAGCAGTCAATTATCATTTTTACGAGAGGATACTTGCATTGCTAGACCTCTCATTACCAAGAGAACCGTTCGTGTTAATCTTACTAACCCTTATGTCATCATTTCTGATGCGGATCAGGGTATTATTAACTTAAAGACGGGCACAGAGGATACCACGTACTTCGAGGAGAATTAATACGTAAGTTGAGGGATGTTAGGGAAGGGGCCCGGAGTGCCGCCGAACGCAGTTCAGAGCACGAGCGGGAAGGGTACCCAACTGACCGACTTCCCTCAACTTAATTTTGTTTGATCAAAATATAGAAAAAAATAGCACAGAGGTGGATGGCCTAGTATTACCCATCCACCTCTGTGCACTGCTATGTATACAGGTTAAGGCGGGTTAAAGAGAATGGGGCTCTGCTCGGGGCTTGGCCCCCGGCAGGGCCCCCGGAGGGCCCCCGGAGGGCCTCCGGAGGATTCTCTTTAGCCCGCCGCAGGCGAAAAATTTTTAAGTTAACTACACTCAACTTAACTAATAATTCCTTAACTCAGGAAACTTAACTTTTTTTTTTATTGGTTAAGACCCTATCCTAAATTTTTCGGGTGCATATCCAGGGGGGTCCCGAGTCCGGATAAAAAATTTGTGGTGGTACGGTACCGCTAGGTACGGTCCGTAATTTTGGTTACCCCCCC